AGAAGATGTAGCGTAAGGAGAATAAAATGGCAGCAATAGAATTTAGCGCAAAAGAAATACTAAGTAGAGTAAGACAAGCAGTTCCTGATATTAGAGAAAACTATGTACTTAATTTAATCAATGAAGCATTGGTTGATATGGGTAAATACTCTCTACAAGTAGAAAATGCAAAAACAAATTTATACCATAATCAATTATGGTATGCATTAGATGATGATGAAGCAATAACAGTTAACAAGGTATTCAGATGTGCAATATTAAATTCAGATGGTGAATATATTAAGATTCCTAGATTGTCTAATGGTGAAATTAAACAATTCTATAACGAATCAAGTACAGCTTCAAATACTAATTGGACGGAGATATAATGGCATACATAAGCAGTTCATATACAGACCCAAGCGATACATTTGTATGGTGGATAGAAGGAGATAGATTAGCTATCGCTACTACAGAGGGAGATGGAGACACAACAGAAACAAGTGAATCAAAACTAAAAGCAGTTCAAATAGGTTCAAGCAATGACCAAATTATTGCTGGTTTAGTTATATCTTATTATGCAGAACCAGATGAATTAAGTTCTATAACAGGAACAATAGATTTAGATAATGCTTTACAGCCTGCTTTGATTAACTATGTTAAAGCACAAGCATTGATGGATGCTGCTGCAAGCGCAAAGGACCCAAATTTAGCAATTATAAAATCTAAAGCAGCTGAAAAATGTATGCAAAATTATGAAAGAATTGTTAGAAGATACGGAATGAAAAAGAATGATAAAACAGGAGGTACTAGAGCAGTGCTTCCAGCAGATTTAAGATAATGTTTCGTGGACCAAATGGAGTAGGAAAAGGAGACAAACCAAGAATGGGTATATCTCAAACTGAATGGGCTAAACGTTGGGATAAAATATTTGGTAATAAAAACAAAAAGGTGAAAGGTAAAAAAAGTGGAACTAGGTAAGAATACGAAGCTAACTTTAAAGTTGGAAACGATTGCAAGTGTAATCGTAACTATCGTAATGGTAGTAGGGGTATATTTTTCTTTGTTAGGCGAAATAGCCGAAGCAAAGGAATTACCTGTACCTGAAGTTGGTAGAACAGAATATGATTTAAAGGACCAGATGATTCGTGATACGATTATGAACACACAAGATGATGTAGAAGAAATAAAAGAAGATGTTAAAAATATTGAACGTATGCTGATGAATCAATAGTGAATAACGATTATGAGAGAAAAAATTATATATGGCTTATCCTGTGTGTTAGTTGGCTTATTTTTATGGCCATCGTTATTATTCTCGCAAGATAAGTTAAAGAATTTAGAACAAGTACAACTCTTGAGTCAACAAGGGTGTGTAGTAGTGCAAGTGAATGCTGATTGGAATTTAAGTGCATCAATAGATATTTCTAAATTAACAAATTGTTTTATTGTAGAAGCAAGTATTGACAATAAAGAATATGGTGCAGTATTAGCAGAAGAATGGAATATTAAATCAGTACCAACGATTATTATATTTGAAAAAGGAAAAGAATTACAAAGATTTGAGGCAGGATTAGCATTTCGTTTAGATGAAAAGACTATCTTGTCCAAGATAAAAAAAGAAATTGATGAAATAATGTTAAGGAGATTTCAATGATTGGAAAACTAATAGCAGGAATATTATTAATGAGCTCATTATGTGCTCAGGATTTTTTAAAGTTTAGTACGATTTATGGTGCCTATAATTTAACGAGTCCTTTAACTACAAACCAAACTTATCAAGTAAGTAATGGTCAATTACAAGAACTACAAGAAGAGTTAGAAGACCACGGTTCATTAACCTTTGGAATTAGAAAGTTAGCACGATTTGGTTATGAGAATAAATCAGGAAAATTCTACACAGGAGAAGAAACTGGAATTAATGAAGGTGTAGCCATTGGGAATGGGTTGGCAAAAGGTTGGGAATATGTATTAGAATATTCTAAACATACTCAATTTGGTGAATCATTTGATAATCACGAATATATGTTACGATACTTACATCCTAAGTTTATCTTTAAAGCTAACTATGATGCAATGGGGTTAGAAGACTTAGAATTTGGTGCAGTAGATATGCGATATAGAATTAATAAAGGGAACTGGGACTTTAGTGCAGGAATTGCAGGAAGAAGTCATCCAGCATATTTAGATTTTCTACCAATAGATTTATATTGGGAAGAAAAAGGTATTGATACCAGTGAGTTTTTCCCGTTTTGGATTCTCGCCTGGGATGAAGAAGGTTGGGCAAATGGACCTTATAAAGACGAATGGACAAAACAGTGGACTGCTTTCGGCTATGAATACTGGGATTGGTATTGGACCGATGTAGATGGAACACTCGTTGCGAAAAGTGATGAAGAGTTTTATCAAACAATTTATGGAGATATTGTAGAGGATTACAATGATACATTTGCACGTGGTCTTGGTTATCAGCACGAATTAGCACTATCATTAGGTGTAGATTATTATAAATATACAGATGATAATTGGTTTCACTTATGGGTTACTGCTTATCCCTATAATGAAGGAATGAGTGATTATAGTTTTAACTATGACAATGCTAAATATGGTATGGATTATGATACTGGATTAGTTTTAGGATGGAAACTATCTAATAAGTTTGGAGTCTTTGTCCAAACAAGATATATCAATATGTACGATATACAAAGTTATTCAGCATCTACAGGATTTAATTGGTTAATTTACTAAGGAGGAGTATATGATAGGATTTACAGTAGGATTTATACTTGGATTTGTAACACATTATGCATGGTGCAAATGGGGAAACAAATGTGATTGTAAAGATATTTGGAACAGAGTTAAGAAATGAATATTAAAGATAACATATTCTATAATAAAGTACTTGGTAAAAATCGTTATTTACTTAGTAAGGATAAATATTCTTGGGTATGGACATATGGCTCTAAAGAGTCTTCTGTTGATAATCTTTGTAAAAATAAAAACAATAGAGAATATTATACATCATTTCGAAGTATGCTACTAAATGTGTTCGAGAAACGCTTTAAAGCTCACATGACGAAGTTTACCTTAAAGGGTGTTCAAAAAGCCCTTAGAGAGGCATATAGGGACATCCTCGATGTCTCTAGCACACTAGACAAGGTTACATGGGGAGTATTAGACCGTGGTGACTATTGTCCAACCTGTGATGGCGAAATGAAGAAAGGTAAGAAACAGTGCCTAAGTTAGACATGATTGGTAATATTATTAGCAAGGTTGCAGATAATATTGATAGGTTTACTCTAGACAAACAAGAGAAAGCTGAACTTATTGCTGAAATTAATAAAGCACAATTAGAAGTAAACAAGGTAGAAGCAGGTCATACATCAATGTTTGTTGCAGGATGGAGACCCTTTACAGGATGGATATGTGCTACTGCACTTGCGTATCACTTTATTCTTCAACCCTTATTAACGTTTGTGTTATATAGTTTTGGAAATGAAATAGTATTACCAACGTTTGATATGGGAACTTTAACAACAATACTTCTTGGTATGCTCGGTCTCGGGGGAATGCGTAGTTTTGAAAAAGTGAAAAGAAGTGCTTAACCATTGAGAAGATACTTCAGAGAAGAAACAAGAAAAACTAACGGTCCTAAAAAAACAAGACAAGGACAAAGTAAACATACGAAATATGGTAGTAAGGTTAGTAAGAAATATTACAAAAAGAAATACAATGGAAGCGGACAAGGTAGGTGATATACACCAACGGTTGGCTAAAATACATCAACATCAAAGGAGAAAAAGAATGGGCAAAACTATAGCAAATTTATTGAAGAAGGTAGTAAAGGAAGAAACGTTGGTTTCTATCTTACTAGTAGTAGGAGACTATTTAGTAGAAATATCTTCTAATAAATTAGATAACAAAGTTTGGGAACAGGTTAAAAAAGCATTGAAGAAAAAGTAGAATGTCTTCTTTGACAAAAGATTTGGAAGGAGTATTTAATAGACTAAATGATAAAGTAAAATCAACCACATCAAATACTATAGAGTATTGGGTGATGGAGTGGGTGTCTTTTTTAACGTATATCTTGACAATGATTATAGGATTAACGTTAATTATAGGGACTGGATTTTTTATCATAACGATTATGGTAATAACATATGTTATAGATTTAGCTTTTAAAGGACTTAAAAAAGCATGGCAAAACAATCATACAATATAAAACGATTTGAATTGGGAGTTAATAATAAAGACTCTCAAAAAGATTTAGCTGATGGATTTTTAGCAGAAGCTACCAATGTTAATGTTGGACACATGGGCAAGATAATAACTTGCGGTCAATTTGCCAACCTTAGCAGTTCATATACATTAACCGATGATGGCAATGCTGGAATAGAAGCTGGATATGGGTTGTATAAATTTAGTAGTGACATAGTGCCTACTAGTGGGGCAGATGGTGGGGAATACTTAGCATATACTTCTCCTAAAGGGGAAGTATTTGTAAGTACTAACAGTTCTTTTGCTAGTGCTGCTCCTATAGATTCCGCAACATTAATTGCATCGGGGAGTGCAACAGATGCTAAACCAGTATATTATTATGCAGAGGGAGGGTTACGTATTGCAGATTCAGATTTCAGTAATACAGGGAATGAACAAATAGCACTGGTTAGAATTGAAAGAACTGATGATGCTCACCCAGATGTATATGCCGCAGCAGTAACAGACCAAATGAAGTTTTATAATGGTGGGTTAGCTGCACCGTTGACTGCAGATTTTGAATCGTTAGCTGCACCAGTAGACGAAGAAGACGGTGTAGAAGACGGTTCTGCTCCATCAACAGGCGGAGCAGAGTTTAGATTAAAAATGGCATCTACTGGAACTGGAAGTAGTAGCACTAGGAGTGATGGTTTGTGGCCAGAAGGTATTTATGCAGTAGGAATTTCTTATGTATATTTTGGTGGACAAGAATCTTTATTACACAATCCTTTTTCTCCTATTACTATTGCAGATGCTCAATACTTTATAGCAAGTATGTCTATTAAAGACGATAGCCTTAGTGCATTCTTACAAGGGATGAGAATTTATGTAAAGAATTATAATAACCCAGATGATGAGTATAGATTATTACTTGATATCAATTTTGAATTAGGTTCAAGAGTATCATTAGCGGATGAGTATGATGTCTTCATAGATAAATCAGGATATGTAGTAACGAATGATACCAACAACCCTGATACTGATGCAACAGCTTACCATATTAAATCTCCTGCACTAGATACTTATTCTACAATTAATGGATTTCTACCAGAAGAAAAAGCAATTACATTTAATGGGGCTGAAGCATACGCATACAAAACAGCAGTTGTTGCAAATCAAAGAGCATTTGTAGGGAACATATTATATCCTAATGATGAAGGGGTTGTAAAGGAAATGGGAGACAGGATACAATATACTCCTGTTAGAAAATACGATACTTTCCCACAAACTTATTATATAGATGTTGGTACCAATGATGGAGATAAGATTGTTAAACTAATAGAGTTTCAAGATAGGTTATTTGTATTTAAGGAAAACAAACTATTCGTTATTAATATTGCATCGGGTTCTGATGCTGGTTGGTATATAGAAGGAGAGTTTGAGAATAGAGGCATTAGTCATCCTGCTGCTGTAGCTAAATCAGATTTAGGATTAGTATGGGTAAATGAGTATGGAATGTTTAGTTTTGCAGACACTATAAATAAATTAAGTACAGCTATAGACGAAGATACTTGGGCAACAAATATAGTTGGTACAAGCTGTGCAGTTGGATTTATACCAAAGAAAAATCAAATCATTGTAATAGGAGATTGTAATTCTACCGATAGTAAAGGCTATCTATATGACATAGCAACAAAATCTTTTGCTAATATAAATGATACAAATGTTTTAGTAAGTAAGAAAACAACCAACCTTGTTCCATATAACCAAGAATTAGTATGTATGGAATTTACTACAGATGCTAGTAGTGATGTATATACCGTGAAACGATATGATACAGATGCCAAATCACAGACAGTAGATATACAAACTCCAGAGTTTGATTTAGGAGAACCGTCTGTAGATAAAAAGTTTTATTCAGTGTACATGACACATAAGAATGGAAATAACTTAGTTCTCACTGGAGGGTTTGAAGGAGCTGCTGCAACAACAGATATATTTGATTCTAATTCGTTGACCACTAATAGCACAATGACTGTTACAAAGTTTGAAGTAGCTAGTGGATATAGAACTAAAAAGAAATCTTTACAATTAAAGATAGCTGGAACAGCAGAAGCAGATTTTGAATTACAAGATATGAGTATAATATTTAGGTCAAGGGGGGTACGATAATGGCACTAATTAAAGGAAGAGCCGTAGCTGGAACAAGTAAGCAGGTTAAACGTGGACCTGTATCAATACAGCAAATGAAGAACGGAGAAGAAATACTGCAGTACCACAAAGGAAGATTAAAAGTTATAAGAAAAGAGTTTGGAAAAATATTTGAATTAGAATTTAGCAGTCCAGAAATAAAAGAATTAAAAACATTTGCAAAGTATTCTGATATAAAAAAACCAGCAAGAGATGCTATTAAGATATTTTCTGGTGGGGTTAGAGCTGGTACTGGTAAAAATTTCTATGGTTCTGTTCCTCCTGCTGGAGATTCAGATGTAAAAGTAGGAGAATTTGAAGTTGCTCCAGATGGAGAAAGCTTAATTTTAAAATAATATGAATAATAACACACATATTAATAGGGTCTTTACAACCGTTGTTCTTGACTTGGCCGAGGAGAAATTTGTAAATTTAACCCAAACATTCTTTAAGAAAAAAGAAGGAGAATATCTAGATGTCTTTTAATCCTAGAGTCCATAAACAGAATAATATTAAATATAGCACAGCTCATACGAATGCTCTTCTTAATTTAGCACAAACACAATCAGCTGAGACTATCATACTTGAGAATATGCTTCAATCAAGATTGGACAAAATTGAGAAAGCTAAAAAGAAATCTAAAAAATTTGGAAGATGGTCAAAAATTTTAAGCAAAATTATTCCAGGGAAAATAGATGATGCTATATTTGGCCTTGCAGATGCAGCAAATAAAGATAGGTTAAGGGCTAAAGCTTATGGGGGTATTGACCAAAACAAAGTAACTTTATTAAAAGATGCTGCAAGAGAGGTTGATTCACAAGCTAGAAAATTCTCAAGAGAGCTAATGAAAGATATGAAGTTCTCTGCGAGTATGAAAAAATTAGTATCTGAAAAGATGTTGTCTCAACTTGCAGAACTTCCTGAAATTAAAGCCCTTAAAGAATCCTTTAATGACCTATCGATTGTAGAAAGGTTAAAGCCTAAGAACTTAATAGACTTTGTAAAAGGTTCAGGTAAAATTACAGGACAGTTTATGAAAAATCCTGTAAAGTGGATGAAACGATATGAGAAAGACTCAGTGACTGGAGAACTATTATTTAAAGGAACATTAGATTATAAAAAATATTTAGATGCAACAACTTTTGACGAAAAGAATAAATGGTACACAAGCTATGAAAGAAAGCGTAAAGAAGCTGGATTGTCTAGTGATTTATTTCTTCAGGGAAAAGGGTATGATTCTGGAGGGTTATCTTATACATCATTTTCAGAAGTAGAAGAACCATTAGGAGAAAATTTTATGATAGAGGAAACTCCTCTAGATACGTTTGAACCTTGGGAAGCTCCAGCTCCTAGGACAGCATTAGATGTTATTAATGAAGAAGCTGAAATTTCAGACTTAATGATAGATGGTTCTTTATTAGAAGATATTAAAGTAGCGACTCCTGCTCCTACTAGACCAGGTTTAGAATTTGCTAGAGAGATTGAAGGTATGGAAGGAGATTTACCAATAGACAAAACAGCTCCTTTAGATATGTTTAAACCTTTGGATGAATCACCTGCTAAACCTATACCACTTCAACCTGATAGACCAGAGATAGCACTAGCACAAGAAGAAGAAGATTATGGATTACCTACAGATATAAACTTAGGACTACAAACCCCGATTGGTGGTGATGTATATGGTACATCTTATATGAATGATGAAATGGAATCACAAGGGGTTTATAACCAAACAAATCCACAAGAAGAATTTGATAGTTGGAATAGAAGAAAAAAATTTATGAGACCAAATCCTAATATGTTTCAAAGAGGTAGAAGATAATGCCTTCAAATCTAAATAGTTTATTAGCACTCGGTAGTCTTCAAGGACCAAACTTTAAAAAGAAAAAGAAAAAACCTGAACCTTTGTTTAAAGAATCTTTTGATATGATAAAACCTATTAATATAGACTTATCAAATAATGTAGGAGTGAATAGCTTTGGACAACCATTACAACAACAACCTTCATTAAACATACAGACACCTTCACAGATGTCAACATCATTACAGTTAGATGCTATTGGTGGACAAACACAAGATTTTACACAAGGGTTTACACAAGGAAAGTTTGGACCAGAAGATACATTAGGAGGAGCAACTGGTGGAGGATTCTATGGGGAGATTGACCCGAACGAAGGAGCTGGTACAGGGACAACTACAGGAACAGGAGATACCACTGGTACTGGAGTAGGTGGAGGCACCATGTTTGGTGCTGATGTTTATAGCCCTTACAAAACATCAAGAGAAAGTTTATTTGAATCTTTCTATGGTGGATTACAAGACCCTTGGAAAAGTCAAATTACTTCAGCAACAGCAGAAGGTAGTGAGGGCGGTATAAGATTATCAATGAAAGAATTAGCAGATTTAGCAGGATTTGATACAAGTAAATTAACTGCTGCCGACTATGAAGCTTTAAAAGTAGGAGGTCTTGGAAGGTTTGCAAACTATATGGAAGGCACAGGAGAAAAATTAGAAAACCTACAAGGATATCGTAGTATGTTATTAGACCAAGCAACAGCAGAAGGAACTTATCAAGTAGGTGGATTATTAGGAATGGCAGAAGAAGAATCCGTCTCTGGCCTTCAATCAGGTAGAAAGGCAGGAAGAGGGAGAGAAGCTCGTAAATCATTAAGAGATGCAATGCAGATGCAGTTGCTAGGTGGAGAAGAAGCCTATCAATCAGAACTTGAAGGATTAAGAGGTGAAGTAGTTAGTGGATTAAAAGAAGGATTAGCTGGTATTGCAGACAAAGTAATTGGATTACACACAGATATGGGAACAAAGTTAAAGGATTATTCATATCAGTTTGGAGGAGATACAGGTACAGGTGCAGGTACAGGCGTAGGTACAGGTTATCAAGTAGCTAACCCTTCTCAGTATAATCAAATCTATTCTCTGTATGATATAGAATCACAAGATATGCAGTCAATACAGTCATGGATTAATGAACAATTTACAACGGCTGGTGCTTGGCCAACCTTATCACAGGTTGAAAGTTACATTCAGAATTTAGGGTATGGACAAGACGAAGAGGGAGGATACTAAAATGCCACGGAATCCACTAGAAGGACTATCAAGATATATTAATGTTGATTATCGTGAACCAGACGAGAGTGTTGTAGACTCTATCTTTGGTACTTATGCTGAAAGAATGGACCGTGATATTACTAAAGCTAATCTTCAATTAGAAAGAGATAGGTTAAAATATAATGCTGACTTAGCAGAACAGAAATATCAGCAAGGTCGTACAGACAGAGCAAGACAAAACCTTGTCAATGATATACAAGGGACATGGACTTCAATGAAAGACAAACCATATTGGATGATAGAGAATCAACTAAGTGGAATAGGTAGTGCATATGTTGATATTCTTGGTCAAGACGATGTAAACAGTATTATGTCAAGACATAATGAGTTAGAAGAAGGTAAGCGTGATGGGTACGGTGCAGCTTCTAAAAATAATTATGAAATTATACAAACATTAGGTAACCAAGGAGAGATTACAACAGCAAAAGGATTAATAGACCTTGATAATAAGTTTGTTTTTAGTGCAGACCAAGGAGGGGTATATAACTCTGCAAGAAATATAAGAGCAAAAACAGTACTGACATCCGATAGGGATATGGCCCTAGCTTGGGATGAGGTTTCTATGAACCACAACAGTTATGACAAAGCCTATCCAAAACAGTTAGTTATAAAAGCACAAATAGAAAAAGATTTAGGAATCCATAAATCTTCAAGTGAAGACGATAAGGTTCAAAAACAAACAGCTCTTTTGGAACTTGAAAAAGTTGATTCTATAGAAGAAACTACAAAGTGGAAACAATTAGAAGGAATAGAAGCTTGGGAAAAAGAAGCTACTCAAGTAAAGTTAGCATATAAAAGATACCAAGAGAACCCTTGGCTCTTTATTAAAGAAACTTACAAAGAACCTGAAGTTAATGCAGCATTAGACAATCCTTTGTTTAACCCTGAATATTTTGCACAGACAAATGTAATGACATCTGATGATATAGTAAATGGAGCATTGGGGGTAGTAGACAATTTATCATCATCAATACAAGCAACACCATTAGATACAACATCAGTAGATTCTGTGGTAAATGTATTAGAGAATATACCTGCATACGGCGATGATTTCTCTTCTTACCAAGAATCGATGCCACAATATGGTGCAGATGCAATGAAATTATCAGACTTTGTTAGAGGTCCAGATACTGAAGACCCATTTGTAAGGACAAATATACTTAATACAGACATACTTAATGATGTATCTGATATAGCTGCAGGGAATAAAACAACAGACGATGTAGTGAATCAAAAATTAGAATCATTAACATTAACATCAAGTGGGGAAGATTCTTTATCATATGATTTTGATGAAGCTTCTGTTGATGAAACAAATTTTAAAGATGTTCTTCCATCTTATCTTACTGACCAAGGAGAAATTCCTGCGGAAGATTTCAAAATAGAAATGCAAGAAGGAGAGATTTTTGATGTTCAGTATTTAAGTGAAGGACTCCCAAAAGAAAGCTTTCAAACATCAGATAAGGTAGCTTTAACAGAGACCGACTTTTATAAAACACAATTAGAAAAAATGCCTACCGTAGAAGAGATGCTTTCTGGACAAGAATTATTCTCGGCTAAAGAATTTATGATGAGACATCGTAAAAACTATCTCAATGATTTAGCATCATTAGACAAACTTAATGAGGAAGGAAAAATTGGCAGTATATCATATCATCAATTAAGAAATCAAATACTTTCATTATCCAGAGAACTTAGCAAAAGAATAAATAAGGTTCACGATACAGTTACAGGTGAGTGGAAGTTTGATAAAAACTTACAAAGATACGTAAGACCGAAAGGGACTTAACGTGCCACGACACAACCCCCTATTACAGAAAAGTAAATACCAATCTACTTTACCACAGTATGAAAACTCTCCACAGGTAAATTATAAACCTGTAGAAACTCCAAACGACACGCCTTACTTTCATATCTTAATGCCTAATTGGTGGGGAGATGTTCTTAAAGAAGGGTACAGTACCTCTTTATGGGCGAATGCTGTAGACCTTACAGCTAAGACAGCAGTAGAAGATGCTTCGGTTAAAAATTGGGGTAGTCGTGCAAATAATGTTGCTCAAACTATTGATAAATATACTCCAGACTTTTTAAGAAAAGCAAATGTATCCGATGATTATAGTGAATACAGTGAAGATATATTGTTTGATATTGGAGCAACCATAGTAAGTATAGGTGTTGATTTTTTACCTATTGCGGCAGCTTCAACTGTATCAGGTGGTACTATAGGGGCTGCAGGAGCTGGGGCAAAAGCATTTAGACTTGGAAAAATTTCAGACAAGATAGTTAAAAGTTTACCAAAGAGTATTAAAGCAATTAAAGAAGGGTTTAAGAAAAAGGGGGTTGGAGATGGAGTCACTAATAAGGTTACTAAATCTTTATATGAAACATTTAGCAATCCAAAGAATTTAATACATTCAGGAAATACATTAGGAATATATGGAGGAGCACACGATATAGTAAATCAAAAACTATATCATGAAGATGGTGCTTCTTGGATGAATAAAATAGACTATGCACAAACAGTAGATTCTTCATTGGCTATGTGGAAATCTGGTGTTGCATTCCCTATTGGTGGTGCTGTTGGAAAACCTTTAGTTGGTGGAGCAGCACAAAAGGTTACCTCTAGATATATCCCTGGCACATCATCTGCTAGAATTTTAGATAAAGTATCAGCAACAACTGGAGAAGTTGTTGGTGGAGGATATGCATTTACCGTACCAGAACATGGACTTCTTCCTCCGATTGATGCTCTTGCTCATTCAATCGGTGTAGTCGGTGGATTAAAAGGAGTACATACTACTCAGAAATCAATGAGAGAAAGAGTAAATAAAATTAATGAAGCATTCAATCCAAAAGTAGATGACTCTATACGAGAACAAGCCCAACAAGAAATAGGAATACTAGTTAGACAGGAAGTGACAGAGAATAATTCTACATGGAGAGCTGATGGAGTAGAGGTATTTGTTGAAGGAATTAATTCTAAAGGGAATGTTAGGTATAGAGCAGCAGATTCAGACCGAATACAGTGGATGAAGGGAGAAAGATTTTTTAATGAATATAAGACAGAAAATATAGACGGAGCACCAGTAGAAATATTAAACAAAAGAATTGTGGAATTGTCAAAAGAACTTGGAGCTTTTAGTCCAGAAGCACAGGCTAAATTATATTATGATGGAGCCGTACCTAAAGTACCAAAAGGTGAAAGCGGTCTTAATCAAATTCCTTTACACCAAAGATACCAACTTGCTAAACGTTTACAAACAAAGAAGATAGGCGAAACAGTAGAGAGAAACTTATCTATAGCAAAAGGGATACCAAAGGATAGGGTACCAATCCTTGGTAGCTTGTTTGATTTCTTAACAATAGGAGCATTAAAAAATACTCCATGGGCAAGGGCTATTTTTACAAGGATGAGAAGCAATGAAGCAAGAATAAAAAACCAAGAAAATGTTTCACCTCTTGCAGTAGATATGTGGAGAAAGTTTAATTCCCTTCCTTCTAGAACACAATCGTGGTTAGGTACACTAGCAAAAAGAAGTGGACTAATACATCACCTTAACAATAAAAATATAAACAAAGAAGCTAGACATGAAATGACAGGAGAACTAGAACGAGGTATTAATGAGAACTCTATCGTGAAATCTGTTGCAGACTCATATAAATATATAGGAGGATTGTTAAGGTCAAAGGGGATTATCCCAAAAGAAGTTCCTTTAAACATACATCATTCCCCTCGTTATATGAGAGACTCTGTTAAAGAATCTTTATATGAATTACAGCGAGAGTTGAGTGTAAAAAATATACGAGTAGAAGGAAAAGATATGTTGCTAGACTTTGTTAGGGATACTAACCGAAACAGTCAAAGCGAACCGCTATCTAAAGCACAGGAACAAGTTATAGCAACTGTACTTAAGGGGTGGTTAAAATCAAATAAATCTGTGGGAGCTACAAAATATGTACAGGAATCTATAAACAAACATACATCAACAAAAGGTGGGGTAAAGAAAATAGATTGGACTAGAGCATTTGAAGAAATAAATACAGAGTTAAACAACTTAAGCAGTAATCCTTTTTATAATTTTACAAAAGGAAGAACAACAAATATTGAATGGAATGTAGAAAAAAATGGTTATGATGTTGATATCTTTCATACTGATGCCCTTGCAAATAAGAACAGATATCTTAAAGATGCTGCTGAAGCATTAGCCGTACAAGAATCTTTCGGGAATAACTATGAAGTATTTAAAAATACATTAGAAACATTAAGGATAGAAGGTAGAGACGCAGACCATCAAACATTGATGGATTTATTTGAAGCTCAAAATGTTTATAAAAAGTTTTGGACACAACCATTAGGTCAAGGATGGGATGCAGTTAGAAGCATAGGGAAAGCAACAGACTACACAATAGAAATGATTAACAATGTTGCTTCTGGATTGTTAGTTTCTTTTGGTTGGGGTCCTATATATAATTGGTTTCAACCTTTAATATCTTATGTACCAACATCAGGATTTCTACCTGCTGTGAAGTCTGGACTTAAAAACCTTACAGCTGAAGGAAGAGCAGAAAAGAAAAAGATTCTTGAAGAGGTGGGACAAAAGTCATTATCAGAACAAGCTATCTTTGAACAGGCATACGGAACATACAGCAATAAAAACTCTTGGCATAGACAGTTTGCTAACTGGGCATCAAAAAGAAGTATACTTACATTAGGAATTAATCCAGAAATTTTACCTGATGGGATAGCAAAAACATTATTAAGAAGAGGGACAATGAAAGGTTCTACTGAAGCGGTACATGAACAAGCTATCTTGGTAGGGTTTGAGGCTATTAATGATTTAATGGTTGTTGCAAAGACTGGTAGAAATCTTTTTGAACGAACACTTTATTCTGAAAAAGTAAAAAAAGAAATGGAAAGAGATACCTTTGGGGAAAAAGAAGTTCAAGGGTCTGAAAGAATAGAACAAAATAAAGCTTTTGCTAGAGAAAAACTCTTACAAGATTTTAATATTACATATACAGGAGGGAAGCTGACAAGGAAACAGGCTGGTGATGGTTCAGTATTCTTTGCAGATAGAACACAGCTAAAAAGAAACCCAGCAAATGAGGCATATTATATGTCACACCCAGCATTTAGAAATTTATTTAGACTTAAATCATTCGTAATCAAACAAACAAAACTAGCACACGATACAGTGACAAAGAGTTTAGCTTATGGAAACACTGCTCCTTTAATAAGATTAGCAATGGCTGGTGCTGCTGGTACACAACTGATAAAATTTCAAAATATGTTAGAAGAAGTATTGTCTGGAAAAGAACAGTTATCAAGGCATGATGAGGACAGTCTTATAGATGGCCTTGCAAGAGTAGGTGCATTTGGTTATATGGGAGATACACTACACGCAGAAGACAAATGGGCTAGTGTAAAATTTCAAGTCACGCCATTAGCATATGCTGTTGGAGAAGATTTAGTAGATGACTTCGTATCTTTTCTATCTGAAGGAAGGTTGTTAGACTTTGATGAACAGATGGACCGATTGCCAGGAGAAGTTTCAAAATATTTTGGTGGACCAACACGTGCATCATTAAGAAGATTTGAAGATTGGAAATCAGAAAGAAATAGATTGGTATATATTAAAGGAAAAAAAGAAGCGGAGTTCTTTAATAGTTGGAGAAGAGCACATAACATGGTCAATGAAAATGATAAGGAAAAAGTACTAGCTGACATACTAAGAGAGGCTAGAGAATGGAACCATGCTTATGGTCACATAGCTCCAATAGCGGATAACCATGAAGAAATCTATGATATGGTTATAAAAAAATCTTTCAGAGAAATAAGAAGAAAAAGAGAAAAAGAAAAAGGACTTAGAAAATAAGAACTAAAACTTTCGTGTCAGTTTAAATTTCCTTTTCTGACTCTTACTCATGTTCTTCCAACAATCAGGTAGCTGAGACACTGGTGCAGTCGTTGAAGCAGCACCGCAATACAATCTTTCAACCCCATCCCATGTGCCTGTATCTCTATTATATCTGCTTTTACCACAGAATGCACAACTCTTGTTAATTTTAGGACATACTTCTATCACATTGAACGACTTTCTAACGAGGATACGGCTGTATGGCCATATCTTTTTCTTTTGGATATAACTATTGGATAAACATACTGACTATCTTAGAGATACATTATAGTACGTCATTCTATCTTTTCGTACTTTTCGTGTAATTCTAAAGCAACAGCGGATAAATAGACACATAAGTCTAATAATTCTTCTATACTTTCCTTGAGATTGTCTCTACTTCCATCAATCGGTACTTGCTCACCATACTTACTTGCACCATTTTTTAATCTTTCTTTGATTAAGTGTAATATCTTATCATTGTTCTTCATTTACAAAATCTTTTAATCCGTAATCATCTTTATTAGAATCTTCATTATTAATTAGTTCTATTCTGTCAAATATTGCGTAATTTTCATCTTCATTCACAAATTCCACTAAACAATCCCAATCGTAATCACGTTCAAGATAAGTGCTATATCCAGAATATATTCTTTTGTCCATAGAATTATACTTATGCTTGTCTATTCCATATCCCCAAACTAAAATACATAAAAACTCTAAATCCATTTTTCTTAGGTGTTTTAATTGTAATATTTCAGAATGTAACTTTTCACTATTTTGATATATTGATTCACAAGATATTCCTTTATGGTCTGCATAAAAAGCTCGTGCTTGTTCGGAATCTGTACTTAATTGATTATACTCTTTTTTAAGTAATTTAATTTCATTTTTTAATTTACTTATATTTTTTAAATATACTTCTTCAAGACCTGTCATCTTTTTTCTCCTATGATTAAGGCTTATTCATCTATAATCCCCATTTAATTTTTTTGGGGTAACTAGTAGCCAACCATTGTATTTGCTTAAATTAACAGTTAAAGGTAATAACAGGATTGGTTACCTGCGACACTCCTTTTGTGCCATTAAATTTAAGTTCATAATGTTACCCCATTAATTTACTGCCAAGTGTAAGGAAACAATAACATAATATGAACATGAAAGAAACACCTGGCAGTATATTTTAAAATGGTATCTTTTCTTCAGATACCGATGTAGTCTTTTTACTAGATGAACTTCGATGAGATTCATATTCTTCTACAGTCTCAAACTTTAGGGATATATAATCATTCCCATTCCTTGCTTTCTTTTCCCACCCAGAGATGTATCCTTCAACACCATTGAACTCTACTGGCCCTGTTGTTTTCCAACAAGGTCTGTTTGGGTTGTCCCCAACATCGTTAAAGAATAAGTTCGCACTGTTTGGTTGTGGTTTCCAATCGCCCATTGTATACTCCTTTATTTTATATGTTCAACAAAATCTGGATTCACTGAAGCTAAATATTCTTCTTCAGATGGTCTTTTTTCTGCTGCTTTCTTTTCTACATTAATTCTTTCTTCTACTTTTATTCTAATATTTCTTAAATCTTTTCTAATCCCATCTTCTAATGGACTGTCATGCGGTTGTCTTGTATACACTTCAATCATGTTCTCAAGTTCTTCAAGCCTAAACTTAAAGGTAATCCGTAGTTTGCTAAAATCCATTTTCATTTACTCTTCCTTTTTTTTAAAAATTGTGTTTTCTTAATTCTCTTTCCAGTCTTCGAATCGTAAGACTTCATTAATTTTTTTCTATATTTTTTAACCAATTCATTGTGCCTTTCAACCGCTGCATCTGATATTATTCCTTTGTCGTACAGTCTCCTATACAGATTAATCAGTGCTCTCATCTCCATTCTCCACCTCTTTCAATAATTTTATCATTAATAAGTATGTTTCCAAATCAATGACCATGAGAGGTTTCGTTCTATCTTTTCTGATAACAACACCCACTTCTTTCTTTTCTGGAAACAGATATGAAGGAATAGACTTTCGCATTTTACATCCATAGTATTTATCCTCAATGAGAATATCTCCTAATGGATGTTGAGCACCACCCCTGTCTCTGTTGTGTGCTTTTAAGCCAAACGATTTAGCCAGATTTACTGACAGTCTTTGAAGTTCGGCTCCCCTTTGCCTGTTCCTTCTCCCTATCTGTTGACGAGTTTTCTTTCTCTTCAATTTTACCCTCTATAAATTCCGTTAATTTCTCTACATCTCCATGCATCTCCAAGAATGAATTAATAAGAAAGTGTAAACCTGAAATCTCATTTCTAACAATGAGAAGTTCCTTTCTATATGAACCTAGAATTTCTACCATGTCCCTATAGGTGAGTTTGTCTTTCTTTTTTTTCATTTTTGTGTCAGCACATTCTCAAAATTTATTGAGCTACTTCTGTTTCTACTACTGGTTCTGTAGTTTCCGTTTCTGTTTCCACTTCCGTTTCCGTTTCCGTTTCCATTACTGGTTCTTCAGCATAAGTTTCCTCTACTGCTGGGGTTTCTACTGCTACTAGAGTTTCTTCTTCTGTTGCTGGTGTTTCCACTACAGGTGCAGGAGTTTCCTCCACAGGTGCAGGTGTCTCTACCATTGGTGCTGGTGCTTCAGAAACAACTTCCACATCTGCACCGCTACAAGAAACTAACAGTATACATCCTAAACCAAATAGTAAACCTAATATATTTTTCATTATTAAGTCTCCTTCTTTTTGTTATTTGTTTTCTTACTCTTCTTTACCATTTGTTCTTTATAGTTTCCTAAAAGAACCCTTGATAAAAATTTACATGACTCATTAAACGTCATTTGAACTCCTTTGTTTTATTTCTTTAAAAGTTTCTTCGTATTTTTCATACTTAAAATATTTTCTACACCACCAATTACAACTGCTATTCATAACAGAATATAACATATTATGTAAGCCTTTCTTATTCTGTGCTATCGAATATTTTAATTTGGCTCTCTTCATTCTTGCTCCATTCTGATAGTGCAAGTCCAACTTGACTACCAAAACCTCTGTTAAAAGCAAACCCCCTAGAACGAACAGCATCTATAGTTGAGTGATAAGTAATCCCTGTTAGCTTATCTTTAACCTTTATCTTAGTTGCTCCTAGTTCCTCTGCCTTTGATAGAGCCAATTCATCAAAAGCTATTGCAGGAGGTGTTCGTAAGAAGTGTTTTGAAGAGTCAACAATTTTATGTAATGTGTCCCCCTCGACATTCCCTATTACTTTTTTTCCTAGTCTTACTACTTTATTTTTCACATACCAACTTAATCATTTCAATTAATGAAACCAAAAGAAAACTTTTATTTTCTCTTAAAATTTGTTTTTTTATGGTTTATATCTCACTTAATCCACCAACCATTCCCATTTTTTCTAAAGGTTTTGTTCCTATCTTTAATATACTTTGGGTCTTTCAAGCTCTTGTAAGGGAACTCTCTTGGACTTAAAGCATAGATAGGATTTCTGTTCTTATCATACTCTTTACGAGAAGACTTCATCTACTTCCTCTGGAGTAATCCCTGGATTCTTCTCTTCAATCTTTTCCTCTAATCTCTTCTTGTATGCTTCAACATTCTTAGCATTTATAGAGCCAGTTTCAAGTCCTTCTTTAACTTGTCCAGACACAGTGGCATCGCCAAGTTCCTTTAACATCCCACGAAGAATAACCTCGTCTGTCTGTGATACAGGATTCGTGTTCACTTTCTTTGTAGGTTTCTTTGCAGGTGTTGGTTTAGGTACAGGTGTTTCCTCTACCTTTATTGTAGCAACATCATTGTCTTCATCACTGGCAATCCCAACAAATGCGGACAAACTATATCTTCTAAAGTATGTAATCGCAGCACCAACTGACTGATATATGTTCATCTGTTTAGAGTCTACAATAGGAGATTTAACTACACTAGTAATCCATTCCCCTGATGTGTGCATATATATCGTCTGTACTCCTATCTCACCGTCATTGCCTACTGGCATCTGGACAAATGATAGTCCATACTTTGTTAGTAAAGGTCTTAAGTATTTAACTAATGTATCATAAGATGTATACTTATACCCATACCCTTCACTATCTTTACCAATGTCTTTAATCTCTTGTTGTACTTTAACTTGTGCACTAGCAAGATTCTTAATTGATTCAGACATCGCTGATTGTTCTATATTTATTTTCATTTTTTTCTCCATTTACTTATGCCCTTTAAACCACCACCGCAGTGGTCATAAAACTGACAATATTTTACATTACATTCCCACTCATAAGCTGGTGCTATACCAAGCTCAACCTTGGGAACTCCTATTTTAAATCGTTCATTTACATCTTCCCAATAGCTGTAAGCCTTATCAATAAAAGACGTAGGGACATTAACCTCTCTCATTAAAGAGGTGTCCTTATTATAATATAACAGTGCAAGTTTCTTTAACTTGATATCATACTTGTTCTGATACCAGTATGCATAGGTTCCTAATTGTAATGCATAATTCTCTGCTGGTTCAGGGTCTTTTGTTCTACCAAATAAGAACTTCCACTTAAAACTATTGCAAGTTTTTATGTCATACATCGCATCATCATCTACAATACAGATATCAAAGAAACCCCTGACATTTATATCTTTCATTTTTATTTCTTTCTCTATAAGAATGTCAACTTTTTTCTTCTTTGCGTGTAGCATTAGTGCATCTTGTATATCTCCGTGCACCAAGTCTCCTAACCTAAATAGTCTCATTGTATTATTATCTATGCCTGAACCTTCAATTTGTTCCACACTATTATAATATATTTTTCTCATACACATACCGCTAGACGAAGCATGGAACCAATGTTCCTTTCCCTTATACCTTTTTGTCTGGTTTTTTTCGTTTAGCTTCTGTAAATAAGCAGCATATATATCTTTAATATTAAGCACTACCTTCTCCTAATAAAAAGATATCATCGTTATCTTTAAATTTTAATTTATTCATACGACATACTTTCTTGACACATTCTTTTACAATAGACATGAACCTATTGCCTTTAGTATCTATCTTGTTATTCATCATAATAATTTCAAACTCTAATAGATTAATTACTTCTCGGCATATTTCATTTGATTGGGTTTCTTTCATTGTGTCAAACTCTTCAATGTATGCTCCCAAGTCCTCTTTGTCAAGCGGTATTATTACCGCATATTGTCCAAGCTTTTCTATGTCTGCTCTGTATTTTGCTTCAATACTTTCTACTTTATAATCTCTCATACTTCCCCTTTCTTTCTCATATCTCTCCATCTCTCGTTTTCTATGACATCTTTTAAATTGTCAGGGACTTGATGTTTCTCTTTCTCTCGTTCTCTATGACAAGATTCACAGATTGCTTCATTGTCATTATCAACAATATAGCAACTCTCAAAAGCTATACTCTTTCCACAAGAACACTTCATAATGAAACACCATTCTCTTCTATTTTATCTATTCGCAAATGAAATCCACCACTCTTATTTACTGGGGGAATATACTTCACTGTCAAAAGATATCCTTCTTTCAACAGAATAGATATATTTTCTTTTAAACCTTTAAAGGCATCATCTACCATTTTATCTTTTTTATTTTTTTCTACCATTTTCACTCCTTTGTTTATATTTATTATTAGTGATACTATTAAGGAAGCCTACCAACTTTCCCTATAGTATACCTTCAAACCTTTTTTCAAAAGTTTTCTAGCTGTTTTAATAAATTTCATATCATGTTCAAAGTAATACCCAGCATCATACTCTTGAGACTGATGTCCCCAAAGGAATCCACCATCACAATCATAGTCTTTATATCTACTGAGAACTGCTTGTTCAAGTTTGTTTATATTTTCACTTGTAAGTTCTAGTGTCCCAAACTCTTTAGGGTATAGGTTTCCATCTACTTCTACCCATTTCTTTTTACTATCCTTACTTGCTTCTTGTTTTGTTTTTTCCAGATATAATCTATGCATAAACTCTTGTAGTCTTGCGTGTTTTCTCCACTCAAATGGTCCAACATTCGTGTAAGAAAAATGCTTATCATCAATATCATAATGATATGTATAGTTTTTTATACCTGCGTACTGGTCTAATCCCATAACTATTTATCTCCTTTCGGAGTCCATTCTCCAACGTCTTCATTATATTCTAAATCATTCGTCATATTATCTCTTGCATAGTCCAAGTTCTTTTCTCGTTCCGCTTCATCTTTAGCATAGTCATCATCTACTTCTTGTTCTTTAGAAGTTATAGCGGTATAACTATGGTCTTTTATATTAAAGTATTTTTTCTTTTGTTCTATCATTTTTAAGTCCTCCATTCCTTGTATCTTTTGTTCAGTTTTTGCAGAAAAATCTCTAGTTCTTGGGCCATCAACAACACTAAAATCAAATCCTATATCAGTTAAAAGTTCTAACCTATAAGGGTGTAGCTTTCCAAGTTTCCAATCTTTCCTTTGTGCCATTACCCACAAAGATAGTCTGTGTAGGTTTTTATCCTTATCAGATATCCACTTCCCCTCACTATCTAATCTATGTGGAAATCTATCTGTTCTAATTTGTGAGGGTATTTCTCCATATCGTTCTATATGTTTAGAGAGTTCTTTATATCTTGTCAGCCATACATTGCTCTGTCTGGACCACATAAAACCCCACTCATTTAACAAGTGAAACTTTTCCATTTGTAAAATTCTTTTATTAAATCTATTGCGTTGTGCTGATACCCATGCGTAAAGTTTTCGTTCAACCTTACCATTAACTTGTTGTGGATATCTACCATGCTTGGCTACAAATTGTTTTAACTTCTCAAATCTATATAGCCAATTACTATTTATCTTTTTTTCTTTTGGTGTATATTTCATACAACCTCCTTTTAATTTCTATTACATATACGAACCCAATCAATAAAGGTTCCCAATTATTATTAAGGCATTGTGTATTGCCTATGTTTATACTCATACACATGGAATAATTTTAATCGGATTTCCATGGTCGCTAGTCGGTATTACATATAATCGTTGCATCCTAGATTTGCACTAGGCGTTATAACCCCAGTCAGCACTTCTGTCCGAACCTTAATATTGTGAGCCTACAATCAGTTGTTAATCATGCCATCCTACTTCACAATCAATCTCCTTTTAATATAGGCTCAATCATATTTCAAATATCTTTTTTTCTTTGGGCTGGGTTTTACCCCAGCCCTGTGTTTATTTATTTAATCCAGTATGAATTACCACACGACTTCCTACAATCCCAAACATCATACATTATTCCGTCTTTTATGCAAGTCAAATGACCAGCAGTAAGAACTATGTATGTGCCTTCGGTCTTGTAATTTTTCAAACGAACCTTTTTGTTATGACCATTCTTCATGGGACTATGTTTTTTCCAGCCTATTGAAATCAGGTATGGTTCGTAAGTCTTTTTAGCATTCGGAAGGTATCCAGTAGTAATTGCTAAATTACACAAATCCGTAAAGACTTTCATATAATCAAGACCTGTTGCGTGTGCTATTGCTCTAATAACACAATCAAAAGTTATGTCTTTTTTATATTTAGTAGAGAAATACTTTTCCCTACCACCAAACGACTTTTTAAATCTTATCATTTAGCCTCCTTATTTTAAGGGTTAACAATTTTAAAATAGCTATCGTAAACATTTCTGCTTACTACTACTTATATGCCACAAACCTAAAAAGGTTCCCAACTATTTTTTTCTCCTTCATAAATACTAGTGGGGGCTTTTAGATATAATTGCTATGCAATAACTAATTAGATATTCTTATTAGTGTCCGCAGACATCATATATAACATTTTCTCTAACTATTTACTACCCTAACAAACACTCTTTCGCAAAGAGTGGCGACAATATCCACCACCCCCAAGTTTTCAAATATAATTTTTAGGGACACCACATCAACGAACTAATATGAAAAGCAGATATAATCAATATACCATTAACCCCTTTTAATGTGGGTTGTATGACATAGTGTCCCTTATTTTTTATTTTTATATGGATTAATTTTGTAAACAATATTTTTTCCATTCATTTTAAATTTTTCAGCTTGGTTGTTTCTATTTTGCAACACCCAATCTAAAATAATAGCATTCACATTAACAGACATTGTATCTGTGGTTCTTACGCCTAATTTTCTAGCAAGTTTACCTGCATAACTTATTGCATTCTTAAGTTCTTTTTCTTTAAAGTATCCTTGATAATCTTCTCTAAATAATTCAAGTGCATTGGTAATTTTTCTATCAATTTCCATAAAATCTTCTTTTGAGAAATCATAATTTCTTTTATTGTGTCTTGAATAGAAATTTTTAAAACTTCTAATTACCTGACTTGCTCTATCAATCCTTTTATTAGCGATATATAAAAAATTGTCTTTCTTGCCAAGCGGATTATCCACATCTTTAATCACATCTCTATTTTCGTGATGAATGTCTTTAAATACTTTTTCTAACTCTTTAATCAAAGTATCTTTTTTCCTATACCTATCAGTCCATGTTGTTTTACTCATTTTTTCTCCAATTTATGTGGACTATCAAACTCGTGTTTGTCATCTTCTTCTAAACATTCATCGCAAACAAACATTGTATTTTCAATGTCATAGTTAGTGCTTCCAGTAAAAGCACTATCTGTTTGTGGTAATTGTTCTTGACACTCAATACAATGTATTTCTTTTATTTCTTTATATATCATTTTTTCTCCTTAGTTTCTTTTAAAGAAACACTTGCTAAGTCGCCACAATCTTCACAAAAGTCGCATTCTTCATTTGGTAAATCTAAACTCTTTGCGTATAAATAATAGTCGCCTTCTTCTTCCGATTTCATAGAGTTGGAATAAACGAAACAACAAGTTATTATTTCATCACTACCACAATCATCACAAACCCATATCTCTTTACTCATTTTTTCTTTACTCATATTATCTCCTTATTCTTTCTCTCTCCAATCTCTATTTGAAACAAAGATATGACTATACATTACTTTGATAATGTTTTTCATGTCTTGTTCATCTCGTAGTGGCCAACATTGTGTCCAACATTTATTCAGTCTTACTTTATACAGACTATCGCCCATACTTGCAAGTTCTAAACTATAATCAGTTAGATTTTCTATTCTTTTATCTTGACTTAGTTTATCTTGCAGTCCAATGTTTAAAAGATATTGTAGTTCTAAGGTTCTGTCTTTTTCTTTGACACCTTCATATCTTTTCCCATTGATAATCGTATCTACTGAGTTCTCTTTCATTAAGTTATCAAACATGTCTAATTTCATTTCTCCTCCTTGTTCACATTGATTTCTACTCTATCGTTTATAGACAAATCAACCAGACATATTGGATAACTTTCATTATCTACAAATATTCTAACTTCTTCGTTTTTATCTATGTCTTTTAATATTCCTATTAGTTCATCTACTTTCATTTTTCCTCCATTGTAATTTCTACTCTATCATCTACACCTAAAATAGTTTCTAATGTTAAACTTTCTAAATTGTAATCTTTTAATAAATATAAAACTACTTCCTTGTTTTTATCTAACTTGTTTAAGGTATTAATTAATCTTTTTACTTTCATTTTTCCTCCAGTATTTTTATTGCTTTTTTAATTTCGTATGTAGCTTCTACATTATTTTCTAATCGTTCTAATAAATCTTTTAATATCCAAATAACATCTACTATATTGGAATAAGGGTAAGTTATTTTAGTCATTTTTCCTCCAATTTTATCTTTTGAACATCAAGTAATAATTCGTCTATATTTAACTCTCTGTTACTTATTGCTGTTGCTATTTGTTCTCTTCTTTTTTCGTTCATTAGTTATCCTTTTGTTTATATTACTTTCACACTCGTGGGAATTGTCAAATTTGTCAAGGTGTTCCCAAGTGTTTGATTTATCATATTCATCTGCTTTTTCTTTAACACTTTTCCAATCTGTATTTTCCATTTATTCTCCTTTTGTTTCTATTACTCTAACTACTGAAACTAAATTAAGTTCCCAACTATTCAACTCCTATTAAAATTACTTCGCCATTAAGTTCATAACCACTCTGTCCTTTGTTAGCAACTTCAACTCTATCTATCCAATAATTTTCCATGTTGTAATTAGGATTATCAGTATTGTCTTCTAATACTCTAACACTTAGAGTTTTATCTTCTATCTTATTGAGTTCATTTATTAATTCTTTTACTGTCATTTTTCCTCCAACTTTTTAAGTCTTTCTAAATGATTTTGATTTTGTCTAACACTTTTAAATATTGATTTTATTTCAAAACCAAAATCTACCCAACCCTCATCATTTATCCCATTAGAACAAATAACATGTGGACTTCCTAAATTAATATCATATTCATCTGTCCACTCTGCCCCTATAACATAAAATCCTATTGGATTATCGTCATCAACATTTTTTAGTATTTCTTTTAATTCTTTTGCTTTCATATTTATACTCTCCATTTTGTTCGTTCTATTTACTCTAACATCAGAAACTAATAAAAGTTCCCAATTATTTTATTGAGATAGTTCTTTTATTTGTTCATCTAATAAAACTTTAATATCTAATAATGTATCTAATTCAAAAACATCTCTTATTAAATATTTAGTATTAAATATACTATTAATTAAATATTGTCCTTTGTCTGTTAGTTCGTTTTCATCAAAAATTGGTAAACCCTCTAAGAAATTAAAAGATTTCTGATTTTTAATTAGTTCTTTATGCAGACTTTGATAATGTTTTTCACTCATTTTATACTCACTTTCTTTGTTGTTATATTCTTAAACCTAAATAGCGTTGGCACAGTTAATCCAAACTTTAAAATGAGCATACTCTTACACGCAAGTCCTTATTGTTGAACATATGTCAATTCCTTTTAAATAGCCCTTTTACTATAACGCAAACCTATTACGAGTTATTACTATTTAAGTTTAATTTTAAGTCATTTTTATTAGGTAGTGAACAACTAACGAAGAAAAAGTAATTACTCAATTTCCTTTTAGCGTCTTTTCTCATTTAAAGCAGTTTTAATCTTGCAAGTTTCTTAAAATTGAGGCCTTTAATCCAAACTAATGTCTTCAAAACCTTTCTTATATAAATGAATTCACTACCTAATTTTTCAAATATCTTTTCTATTTACTCTAACATCCTACACTTTAAAAGGTTCCCAACTATTTTATTTTGTCTTAAAATAGTTTCATATCTTTTCCAAAGAACCTCAAACAACTATCAATTTCGTCTACGAATTGATAATCGTATGGATTATCCCAATCAAGTTCGTCTAATAGTTTAGAGGCCTCTGTTCGTGCCTCACTTACTTTCTTATCAACAACCTCGTTAAGTGCTTCAATTTTTTGAATTAATTCACTAACTCTTTCTTGTTGTTTTTTGCTTAACTCTTTGTAGGGTTTTAGCTTTTTATCTTTTTTCATTAGATTATTTCCTTTTTTAATTTAATTTTAAAATAACTATCGTAAGCATTTTTGTGCTTACTACTACTTATATGCTCTACACTTTAAAAGGTTCCCAACTATTTTAAAAAACTTTATTTTTATGACGACAAATAAAATAAATGGGAACAAAATAATTTTTAATACATATAATAAGGGTAAAACAATTTAAGGAATAAAAAAAATGACAAAAAAACACTTTGAAAAAATGGCAAAATTAATTAAAAATAATACAAGTATTTATGTTGATAGAAAAAATAATATTACAGAAAATCAAATAGAATACAATGATTTTATAAATGATTTAATAGAATACTTTGAACAAGAAAATATTAATTTTAATAAAGATAAATTTATTAAAGCCTTAGGTAATTTATCTTTATTAAATAAGGATAATATTGAAACAAATAATATTATTATAGACGATATACAAAATAAATGGGAACCTTTTTAATTATAGGTAGTAAGAGTAGATGTAAAACAATTTAAGGAATAAAAAAAATGACTAATAAAAATATTACGATTGAACACATTGACACAAACAGAACTATAAAAGAAATATTTGAAAACATGTTTAAACAATTCCCAAGTGCAAAACATAATATTTATATGTATATGCACAGCGACAAAAAGCATGACTACTTTAAAGATAAATTTACTAAAGAATATATTAGAGCAATAAAATAAATATGGGAACTTTATTTGTTATAGGTAGTAAGATAAGGGTAAAACAATTTAAATAAGGAATAAATAATATGATATTAATTAAAGAATATGAAAAAAATAAAAAAGCAATAAATAGAGAAATATTTATAAAAATATTAAAAGATTATAAAGACGCTCTAAATGAAATTAATACAATTCAAAAACTATTATTATTAAATAAAGAATTGGAAACTATATTAAATGAACATCTACCTAAACATTTTAAAGTAAAAGACTTGACAACTTTAACAAAAATATTATAAATAAATGGGAACTTTTATAATTATAGGTAGTAAGATAAGCATGAAACCAATTAATATAAGGAACTAATAATATGATTATGACATTAACAGAGCACGATTTTATAAACTTAACGAATGAATTTTCACAGCATAAAGATAATTTCTCTTATGAGGGTAAAAAAGCACTCTTCAATTATCTTGAAGAACTTGAAGAAGAAGATTTTCAGATAGAGTTTGATTATATTTCTTTGTGTTGTGATTATTCAGAATATGATAATTTAGATGATTTATTTGAAGCTTATGATTTATCGCTTCTTATGATAAAGAACAAAACAGAAGTAATTGAATTTTATAAATATGACTTAGATAATTTTAAAACTAATGATTATAAAAGTTATATTATTAGGAACTTTTAATCATATTAATATTTTAGGGTATACTTGGTATACCTTAGGGCGTTTAAGTGGCTTGTATGCCTATTGTAGAGCCTTAGAAGACTATTATATAACTATGGGTTGTGAATATCTTGTGAGTAATAAAAAAGATATATATAAAGTTGGGAACCTTAGCCCCCTTATATCGTAGTAAGGGTATGAATCAATTTAAAAATAAGGAAATATCATGAAATACAAAATGAATAAACAAGCACTACTAAATGAAATACTATCTCTTGATTTGCCAAAAGGATTAAGATTATCTTTAATCCATAAATGTAAAAAGTTTGGATTAGATAAGGTATTGATTAAGTCTAACAATGGTATTGAAATAGTATCTAAATATAAAGCTGAATATCATAAAAATAGATTTACAGGCAGATATAATAAGACTAATATATTGAACACTGCTTGGCTTAATCTAGACGCTGAATACAACGGCTTACAAGTCATTGATTTAAGGCAGTAATACCTTAGTATAGCTAAGGAATTATAGAGGCGTTAAAGCTCAATTAGGAATTTCAACAAGGAGTTTCTACTTGGGCTTTTTCAACCTAATCCGAATTTTCCAACTTGGAAAACGACGGGGGGTGTTTCGCAATGAAAGAACCGCACACAAAATCATCAAATTTTTTTGAAAAGTTTTTTTCACAACCCGAATATTAGGGTTCCCTAATATTAGTGTGTGTGTTGGGTACCCTAATATTGATGAACCGAATAATGGTTCCCGACATTAGGGTACCCTAATAGGGTTACCCTAATAATATTTCCCTGAAAACTCTGTTTTAAAGATAAGGGATAAATAGCCCCAAGTCAAGGAAAAGATAATCAACTACCCCAAATAGATATTTTTGGGTGAAAAACACAAAAAGATGTTGCAGAGCCTTTAAGAAAGGTCGTAGTTTCATACCAACTAAATGGAGAAATGAATGAAAAATTTACAACAAAGTGTAGAAGAGTATCAAGGAAACTTTGATAAACTCGCACAAGAGAGAGCACAACTGACTGCCAGAGTACAAGAAATTGTGGTGGCCATGGAACAATTACGTGGAGCAATCGCTGCACTCAAAGGGTTAGAAGCACCCGCCGAAGAAGCATCCCCACCATCAAAAGAACCTAAGAAGAAATAATGGAATTAGAAGTAGGCCTCCGAAGATTGAAGACACTTGTCAACAAAGTAAGGGGAGCCGACATTCTTACCACCAATCCAGATGTACTGGAACGATTAATAGAGATATTTCATATCATTGAAGATATTGAAGTACCGCACTTGGTGGATTCCATAGAGATGATGCAGTTTACAACCGATGGCGAAGAACCAAAAGCTTAAACGAGGAATTATTTTTTCAGACATTCACTTTCCATTGCAAGATGAGAAAGCTCTGTCCTGTGCTTTACAAGCAGTAGAGATTGTCAAACCTGACCTGTACGTCAACATTGGTGATGTGGGTGAGTGGCATAACTTCTCTGCGTGGAAGTACAAAGGAAAGAAACTTCCTTCCTTAGAATATCAACTGCCTTATTGTGACCAAGATATTGCAGAGGTCAACGAAGGCCTAGATAGAATTGATGCTGTATTAGATAAAAACAAAGTAAATCAGCGTTATATGTTACAAGGCAACCACGAGATATGGATGGACAACTTTGTAGAGAAATATCCGTATATGGAAGACTATACATTTCCAAAGGCGTGTCGTATTAAACAACGAGGGTATAAGTATTATGAATACAACGTTCCATTGAAGATTGGAAAGTTAAACTTTATTCATGGAGCTTATGCAACCGTCTATCATGCGAAGAAACATCTCGAGACATATGGAGCCAATATTATGTACGGACATACCCATGATGTACAAAGGCACACCTTAACCAAGCTTGATGCAGGAACTATTGGGGCGTGGGGAATTGGATGTCTTAAAGATATGTCTCGAGAAAAAAACAAATGGCTACGTGGCCGTTTACATAATTGGAATCACGCATTCAGCATTGTGACCTGGTTTCCGAATGGCAACTTTCAAGTAGAAATTATTGAAGTGGTTGGTGGGAAATGTATTGTATGGGGACACGTTGTTGAAGGATAATGTATAAACGCATCATTAAAGGGGTTCCCCGTTATATCTTTAAGAATGAAAAAGAATTTCGGTCTACCTTTCCCGATGCAGAATTAATTCAAGACTGGAGAGAGGGAGAGGAAAATGATTGGGTTGTCACCGATGACAACAAGATAACCCAAATATTGAAACGCAAAACAATGAAGAATACGCATATTCGTGCGTATGATAGTTATTTTGTAACTCTTTTAGGTCCGTGCTTTGCTTCTGGAAAGATGCAAGGACCACCGAAAAAAGATTTTCACACCTTTAGAAAGAAGGATGTAGAAGAAAAGAAACTATCATGGAGAGAGATACGGTTTGTGAAGATGGTGGCTCATGGCGAGAACCCAACCCAAGCATACCTTGAGTGTTTTGAAACGAACAACAAAGAAACCGCAAAGGTAAAAACATCAATTCTCCTAAGACAAACAAGGATAAAAAAAGAAGTGGAAAAAGAAATTGAAGAACTGTTGACCGATATTGGGGTTGATAAACGTTGGACCTTAGAACGTGCCAAAGAAATTATAGAGAATGAAGAGACTTCGGATGCAGTCAAGATACGTGCATTGGAAAACTTTATGAAGATACAAAGTCTCTATCCAAAAGAAAGACGCAGTGAATCCCTTTTATTAGGACAAGCGTTTACTGGGTTTAGTAAAGAAGAGATAATGGAATTAAGCGGAGCCAAGGTGAAGGTGATTGAACGTGGAAAAGAAGAAGACTAATATTATCCCTAGTCCCTCTACGATGGCAGAACGTGATGAGGTATTGGCCAAAGCGTATAAAGACTTAATTTTTTTTGGTCGTGTATTCTTACCACAGGACTTTTTACATAAGAGTGAAAGCCCTCAATTCCATTATGATGTGTCAACAAAATTAATTTCCCATAAGCCTGGAGCTCGTATTTGTAATATTATTCCTCGGGGGATGGGGAAAAGTATTTTAGCGAAGGCTGCCATTATGCATAAGTTCCTCTTTGCCGAAACAGATAAACAAAACTTTGTGGCTTGGGTGTCTGAAGAACAAGGACAATCCATTGACCACGTAAAATATATCCGACACCATTTTGAAGAAAATGAAATTATTCGTTACTATTTTGGGAACATGGATGGTGGGAGTGTAGGAAAGCGATGGACAGAAAAAGACATTGTTACACCTAAAGGTGATAGAATTATTGCAAAGGGGTCTTCTCAGCGTTTACGAGGTAGAGCAGAAGTAGGAGTACGATATACAGGAATCATTTTAGATGACTTTGAATCAGAGCTGAATACCAAAACACCAGAAAGAAGAGCAGAACTAAAGAAATGGATTGTATCTACGGTCTACCCTTCCTTAGAAGAAACTCCTGGGAGTGAAGGTTGGATTTGGTTGGCTGGTACTATTGTACACTATGATTCGTTCCTACAAGATATTCACGATGGGGTTAGAGATGCACGTAAAAACAAGCGTAGTTACCCTTGGGATGTAACCTTTCATCAAGCCATTGAAGATGGAAAGCCTTTGTGGCCCCAACAATTCTCTTTAAAGAAATTGGAGAATAAAAGAAAAGAATTTATAGAAGCAGGGTTGGTGAACAAGTATGCACAAGAGTATATGAATGATGCTCGGGATTCTTCGTCTGCTGCGTTCAAGATAGATAGAATACAGTATTACAACCACCATTTTGAAGTAAAGAACAATTATGCCTACATTGTTAATGATGATGAAGCAGTTCCTATTCATGTGTACATTGGAGTAGACTTAGCTGCAACAGCAACAACCCGTTCAGACTATCAGGTTATTTTAGTAATGGGGATTGATGCAAACAAGAATAGATATGTTCTGGATTATTTCAGAGAGAAGATTCCAGCATTTGATATGGCAGAAAAAATAATAGGCATGGCAAAGGAGTATTCTCCTGTAAGAAGGGTTAGTATTGAAACGGTAGCAGCTCAAGAAATGGTACGAGATATGACAACCCGTATCTCTGCAAAAGAAAAAAGATTAATGCCTGGAATATTTAAAGGAGTCAAACCTCCGTATGGAATTAAAAAGGAAGATAGGTTGGAAACAGCACTGGGTCCGATTGTTAATTCTAAAAAATTATATATTAAAAAACACATGACTGAACTGGTAGATGAGCTCTTTGAACACCCCAAACCAAAGAATGATGACCTAATGGATGCTCTATATTATGCAGATTACTTTGCAAGAGCCCCAAGTAGTGCTGTGATAGAAGCCAAAAATTTTGCAAAAAGCATGGAAAAAGAAGCCAACTTAAAGACAAACAAGCTATACAACTGGATTACTGGGTCTATTGAGTAGAAACTTCTTGCAAACCGAAACCCTAATTTTGTAAATTTCCACACGAATAATTATACTTTTTTATATAAAAATAGATGAAATACGACAATAGAGCATTAGAAAACCAACAATTATTTGACAGATATAAAGATGATAGGGGTGCTTGGGAACTAGATGCGAGACAAGATGTAGACTTTTATCTTGGAAATCATTTTAGTAAAGCGGAGTCTCAAGAGTTAGCATCACGAAATCAAGCAGATGTCCCTATGGATAGAATTTCTCCTGCGGTAGAACGGCTGAAAAGTATGCTTACTTCACGGCCACCCGTTTTTACAGTGGTACCGAGAGAGGACTCTGACAGTTCATTGGCTTATCTGTGGAGAGAAATCATGGGTTTTGTTTGGCAAAACTCTGATGGTGACGCACAAGTAAAACAAGCTATCCACGATTATTGTATTGTGGGGTTGGGATTTTTATATGCATATGTAGACTATGACTCTGACTTTGGTAGGGGAGATGTAAAGTTTTCTTATATAGACCCGTTCAGAGTATATGTTCCAGCTTCATCAAGAGATAGATTTTTTTCTGATGCAGATAATATGATTTTGTCTACCATTTTATCAAATGACCAAGTATTGAATTTATATCCAGAATTGGGGATAAGCATAGACCCAGAGACTGGAGAGGAAGTAGACAGGTTGATTGATGAAATATCAACCTATGCTTATGATGACGATTATCCTGACAATGTTAATCAGAGCTCAATGAATACTTATACACCTGATACGGTAAAGGGATATTCGGATATTCATTATAAACGTTTTCAAATATTGGAAAGGTTTAGAAAAGTAAAAGTTCCATTCTATCGTCTTTTTGAGAATCAGAGTGGTCAAGAATTTATTGTAGATGAAGCAGACTTTAGAGTTTTCTTAGAGAACAATAAGAAAATGATTGAAATGGGACAGGTAGATATTACCCAAGTATTTCAAAATAGAATTAAAGTAACTGCTAGTATTGGTGAGGTGGTGCTATATGAGGCTGTGTTAAACACTGATGTTTACCCTATCGTACCCATAGCAAACGTTTGGACACAAACCCCATATCCTCGTTCTGATGTCTCCAGGGCGAGACCAATGCAACGATTGCTAAACAAACTTTGGTCTTTAGCACTATCTCACGCACAAGCATCTGCGGGTTTAAAACTGTTAGTTCCAATAGGCAGTGTTGAAAATCTTTCACAGTTAGAGAAGGATTGGGCGAACCCAAATGCTGTAATAGAAGTTGATTCTTCTCAGGGGGAGCCGCATTATCCAGCTCCACAACCATTGACTGGGGAGTTTTATAGATTAATACAGCAGTGTGAGTTTTATATAAATTTTATTTTTGGTATTCCAGAAATTCTGCAGGGAGTTGGAGACAAGGCTCCAGATACTGCACGAGGAACAGAACGATTAATTGCTCTTGGAAGTGAACGACCTAAATCAAAACTAAGAGATATAGAGTTTAGTATTAAACGATTAGGAAAGATAATGTATAATTATGGGAAAACACATTACGATGTGAACAAATTATTAAGATTGGTTCAACCCAATAACGACATTACAGAATTAATGTCACAAGTGTATACTGATAAAACAAAAATTGTGTTTGACTTAAAAAAGGAACAACACAATTTAGAACAACACGATGTTGGAATTGAATCTGGTTCAACACTACCAACCAGTAAGTATGCTGAACTGGCTGTATATATGGAAGCATATCAAATGGGAATAGTGGACCAAATAGAAGTATTAAAGAAAAACCCAGACATCTTTGATAAGGAAGGTATTTTAAAACGAATTAATCAAAGACAACAAATGGAACAACAAGTTGCTCAAATGGGTGAAACAATAAAGAATTTACAGGGAGACCTGCAAACGGCTACAAGAGAGTCTTTATCTGATAGAAAACGAACTGAAGTTGAAAAATTTAAGACTCGTTTAAAAGATATAGAATCTAACGCCAGTGCCGATAGGCGAGTAAGTAAAAACAAACTAAACGATAAGGTGTTGCTCGAATTAGAGAAATTACGTGGCGAGTTAAAGGTGATGAAGACAGAAATCGACCGTAGTTCTGCTCAACAAGACGAGACATCTTAAAGGAGAAAATAATGGAAAATCAAACATCAACAACCGATACTCAAGTTGGAGAATCTATGGATACGGTTCCAACTGGGTCTCAACAAGAAGGTACTTTAGAAGGAAATGAAGATATGAATTGGGAAAAAGAAGCTAAGAAGTTTCAGTCAATGCACGATAGAGTGTTAGCTGACAAAAAGCATCTTGAACAATACAAACCACTCATTAACTTATTAGAGCAACGACCTGACCTTGTAGAGTCTTTAAGAGATAATATTGTCGGAAAACCTGGTGAAGATAAACAAACTGAAGCATTACAGTTAAACGAAGACGAGTTCAATCCATGGGATGCGTACAATAAACCTGGCTCACCTTCATACGACTTTAGAGTTAGAGATGAAGAAGCTAGAATAAATAATGCAGTTGGCAATGCTATTAGAGGGCAAGAACAAAAACAGTTTCTTAACAATACTGTGAGTAGTCTCAAAAGCGATTATCAAATGGATGAGGGAGAGGTTCAGGAATTTATGAACTTTGCTCAACAACCAAAAGATAGTGTTCCCTTGGAGAACCTGGTCAAGTTATTCAAAATGAATAAGGGCGAATACAAAGAGCCCACAATTAAAAAGCCAGATACCACAAATCAAGCGAGAACAGCTGGAATATTGCAGGGAGGAAGTGCTCCTACGAAGTCTGAACAAGACCGTATGTGGGACAGTATCCTTGGTGCAGCCCAACGAGGTAGCCTTGCCAAACGGATTAAACGCTAAAAAACCTAATTAAGGGGGAAAATAATGGCAATTACAAGTGGACAAATGAAAGCGTCAAATCTGACGGCTGCTGCTACTAGTGCTGATTATGGACAGGCTCCTGACCAAAGACGATTATACAACTTTTCTGATAGGATAGCTGAATTAGCTCCTGAAGAAAGTCCGTTTTTCGTTTATTTGTCAAAGACTGCTAAACTCCCTACTGATGATTCAGTTTTCCGATATCTTGAAGATAGAAGTAAAGTGGATTATACAAGTAGAGAGTTTTTAGTACAAGGAGCTGTTGGAACAGTTGTTGCTGATACTAATTATTCATTTACAGTGGACACCGCAGGTGGTGCATCTGTAGATTGGTTAGTAAAAGGAATGGTATTTGCAGTAAGAACTACTGGAAGTGCTGCAGCAAATGTTGGCTTTGGACAGTCCGTTCTTAGAATAGAGAACGCACCGACAGATAATGGTAGTGATACTAGTTTTCAAGCTAGATGTCTAAGTGTCTCTGGAGCTTCTGGAGCAAACAGTGTTGCTGATAACGACAAATGTCAAGTTATTGGTAGTGCTTTCGCAGAAGGTACTGGAGCACCAGATGTTTGGTCAAGTAGTTTAGATGACGGATTTGGATATACTCAAATCTTTAAGACAGCTGCTGAAGTGACTAACACTGCTTACGCAACTCGTTTGCGTGGATATGCAAACGAATTTGAAAGAGTACTTGCACTCAAATTGAGAGAACATAAAATAGATATCGAACGAGCTATGTTGTTCAATCATAAAGCAAGAAGTAATGGGATTAACTATACAGAAGGTATTGTTGGACAAGTTATCAAGAATAGCACTTTTGTATCAGGAACAACTGATTTAAGTTACACATCTGGAAAGGCTTATGCCCGTTCTATGACACAAGCTCAACTAACTTATGACAGATTGCTTTCTGATTTAGAAGTAATTTTTGACCCAGCAAGAGGAGGCTCAAACGAAAAACTCGTTATGGCTTCTTTACCTATAGTTACCATTTTCAATAAACTTGGTGACGGTGCATTTATTGATGCATCTGTTGGCTACAGCAACAGTCCATATAGAGTTAATATGAACAATGCTGAAGGCTCATTCGGTCACAAAGTTATGGAAATTAACACAGTGCACGGAGACCTATACATGGTGAAACAACCTCTATTTAGAGGGCACTCAGCTGGATTAATGTTGATGGCTGATATGTCTCAACTATACTATAGACCTCTAGTTGGTAATGGAATCAATCGTGATACTCAAGTTCAAACAAATGTACAAGCTGCAGATGAGGACTTAAGAAAAGACGTGATTCTTACCGAGGCTGGTCTTGAGGTATGTTTACCTGAAGCTCATGCACTATTTAATGTAGAAGGAGTATAGTAAGATGAGAAGTGATTATCTAAATGAAAATAGTGGTAAAACGGCATCCTACGAGAAAAAAGCAGAACTAATTAGTGCTGCAAGAACTCTTGCTGCTACTGATAGTGGAAAAGTTTTCTGGCTAGAATCTTCTGGTGGTGCCTTTTCAATTACTCTTCCGACTGGAGGAGATATTGGAGACGGTATGCACTATAAGTTCTGGGTTCAAGAAAACACACCAACTGCTGCAATAACGATTGCAGCTGGTAGTGCTATCGTATTCGGTAAAATCAACGAAACTGAAGTTGATACTGGAGACGATGGTCCAGGTTCAAGTGCTGATGGAGCTACTGGAGTTTCTAATGTGATATTAGGAACCTCTGCTTTAAAGGGAGACTTTATAGAAATTGACGCCTTTGCAGGTGCTTGGTATCTAAACGGTCAATCTGGTAAAGACGGAGCAGTAACCACAAGTTAATATTACCCGAATCAATAAGGGTAGCAGTTTTGGATGACTGTGGGGTTGTTCGTAGAAAGGTTCAACCCCGAACATCCTAAAGATTATAACTTAATAGGAGAATAAAATGGCAGCATATAATGCTAATGTAAAAATAGTTATTAATGATATAAGCGATGCAGCTGACTCAGTATCTGGCTCTTTAGCAGCAGATATTATAGCAGCAGTGAATGCTTTAGATAGTACTAGTCAAGCAATCATAGACATTCAATGTGTGAAACTTGATATATCAAGAGTAGCTTATATTATATTATATACTTAATGGATAAAAATTGTCAGTATTGTGATGCTCCCAATCCTGAAGGATATTTTAATTGTCGTTCTTGTGGGAAGAGGGCTTCAAAGCCTAGGTGGACACCACAGTTTGTTGTGAGAGAAGACAATTCTTGGGCAAGAGCAATTAGGACAGACCAAGTAAATTTTGGAACAAAAGATATGAATACACATATAAAAGAGAACCAGAAAAAAAAAGCATTGAAAGCTAATAAAAAATTACACGATTCCATTCAGTGGGATGATAAACCCATAACAGTTAAAAATTAGTGGGAAGGAATACCAAGAAATGGGGAAAAGAAAAAGCAAAGGTGAGAAGAATTATGAAAAAAAGAAAACCATATCCAAAACCTAGAAAACCTAAACGTAGAAGATACTAATGAATAAAACTTTTGCAGAACAAATGAAAGATGTATTGATAGGCTTAGGTGTATCAGATATAGACAAATTAAATGTTACAGAGATTAAAGAATTATACTTTGATATGGTATATAAAAGTGATGAAGAAGGATTTATGAATCCTGGTGAAATAGAAAAAGAACTTTTTAGTCCTGAAAATAGTTTAATGCAAGGAGCTATTGATGACAAACAATATAAAAAGATTAAAGAATTAGAAAGTCCTTTGTTGGAGGTTCTTGAACAAGGTAAGCCATATGGACAAAATGGAAAAAACTTGTATGGAGATAGTTCAGAAGCTGTTGCTGACTCTTTAAAATCTTTTGGAGGTAAGGTTGCATGGGTAGAATCAGATAATATACCAGATAGAATACAAGAATCAGGTGGACCAGGAAGAGGTAAGTATCAGTATGAAATGAATGTATTTACTGGAGGATTAGATGAAAACCCTCAAGGGGCAGCAGAAACTGCTGTGAAAAGATTAATAAATGCTTATGAGGGATATGGTATGGAAATACCAAAAGAATGGTCTACATTACTTGATTTAAACAATCTAGATTCCCCTTCGTATAATATAGACTTTTCTAAACTTCCAGAAAATTTACAAGATGAATTGTTTTATGCAGATAAGCAACAAGACCCAGATTTTAAATTAGGAAAGCTAGGCTCTGGAGAGCTCTCTATGGAAGATGCTTGGTTAGACTTTCATTGGTCTGGATGGAGCAAAGAAGCCAACCCTCAACAAGCAAGAGGAAAAAAAGCCAAATGGTATAGAGGAAAAATAAAAGAAATGAATAAAGGATATTAATAATGGCAACGTTTAAAGTACAAGTAGAAGACATAACAGGTTCTGTAGGAGATGATACAGCAATAAGTAGTTGGCTACAAGACGGAGCTAAAGAAGTTATTAACTTTATACCTAAGCTAAGACTTGAGGAAGTAGCATCAACTTCTGTATTTGAAAATACTGTTGATGTTGAAGGAAAAAAAGTTTTAGGAGTTTTAAGAAAAGATGCGAACAATAGTAGTTTTCTTACTCCTTGTATAAAAGTTGCACCAACTAAAAAAGGAATCATACAAGACTCAAGCAACATGGAATATGCAACAACAAGTGACCCTGCATATTGGGTTGATGGAGATACATTACAAGTATTTCCTACAAGTGCTTCTACAAACGATATGTCTTTAGTTCATATCAGTTTTGATTTTTCAGCAGTTACTTATGATGATTCTTCTATAACAAATTTCCCAGACGAAGCAGAACCAGCAGTTGTATTGTATGCAACAAGAAATGCATTACAACGATTAATGACTGATACAATATCTAATTCAGACATTACTACTGCCTTAACTGCTGTGAATACAGAATTAGATGAAACCCAAGCAGTATGTGATTTAATTAATACCCAAGTAGATGCCGCTGTAGTAGAGATAGCAGAAACGGTAACCACCGTAGATGATAATGTAGATACAGCTTTAACAGCAATGAATACATCGGCAGATAAAATTAATGCTGCAATAGAACTAGCCAATGTTGAGTTTGATAAAAGCGATGCGTTGTTAGACCTAGGAGAAACCGATACGGAAGGAGATGTTAATACAGCTTTAACTGCAATCAATACAGAATTAGATGAATTACAATCTATAGCAGATAATGTGCATACAGAAATAGCACTAATCAATGCTCAAGCAGATTCTGCTCTTACAGAAATAGGATTAGCCAACGCTGAAGTAGATAAAATGGCAGCAGAAACTGGTTTAGATAATGCTGAATTAGATTTAGCTAAAGTAGAATTAGCAGAAGCAGCAGTATTAGTTGATAGCGGTATAGATACAGCCACTGCAGCAATCGCTACAGCAGCAGGAAGAGTTAATACAGCAGTAGCACTTGCTAATGGTCAATTTGATGCAGCGGTTTTAGAATCAGCTCAAGCAGAGTTAGAAGCAGATGATAGTGCAGTAGCAACTGCATTAGGATTAATTAACACTCAAGTAGATGCAGCCGTAGCTTTAATCACTGCAGACCCTGGTATCAACGATAGATTAACAGCTGCAGAAGCTGCAGTAGATTTAGCAGCAGCTGAAATAGTATTAGCAAAAGCAGAAGCTGCAGAGATAGCAACTCAGACAGATAATAGTGGAGATTTTGAAACAGCACTCGATGCGATTAATACAGCTGTAGATAGGTTTAGAGCTGATGGAGGAGACCCAGTATTATTTGGAGATGAGTCAGAATACACCACAGGTACAGGGTTTACTAAAGTAAAAGATGCATTAGATAATGCACAAAAAATTGTTGATGATGGAGCTAATGCTCCAACTGGAAATGCAGCGGGGGATGCGGCAACTTATTTATATACTGATGAAGATGTAGAATTAATGAATGGTGCTTTATCTATTGCACAAACAGAACAGAATAGAGCAAGAATCCATTTAGAAGAATTTTCAACTGCTGTTAATGGATTGTCAGCAGAGATAAATGGTTTTGCAACAGAAGTAACATCAAGAGTAAACTTTACTGGAGCAAAAGGACAAGCAGTACAAGCATATATTAGTACTGCACAAAATCGTTTATCAGAAGCACAGGCCGAAATAGGAATAGCTAATGGATATAATTCTGCAATAGGAGCATATATTAATTCTGCACAGGGATATGCTGCTGAAGTACAAGCATATATAAGTACAACTCAAATGTTTATTAATACTGCATCAAATAGAATTAATGCTGGTAATGCATTTTTAGCAGAGGCGAATGCGAGTGCGGGGGAAGCACAATCTTATATGGGCGAAGTAAATGCTAGAATATCTCAAATACAAGGACAGGTTAGTGTTGCTCAAGGATATATACAAAATGGAGCTGGATATTCAAGAGTTGCTGATGGATATGCAAAAGCAGCACAAGGATTTTTAGGAACAGCACAAAATTATTTAGCAGCAGGACAAGGGTTTGCGTCAGCTGCACAAGGGTATTCTAATGAGATACAAACTAAGTTAGGTATTGCTTCAGGGTATGGAAACGAAGTAAGTGCTAGACTAGGACAGGCCCAAGCTAAAAGAGCCGAATCTCAATCTAGGTTGGCAGCTGGGAATGCTTTCTTACAAGAAGCAACTGCAAGAGCTTCTGAAGTAAATTCTTATGGTACAGAAGTTCAACAAAGGTTGGCACAAGTAGGAGCACAAGGAAATGTTGCAGCAAGTTATGTTGCGGCAGCTCAAGGGTATGCAGGTGAAATACAATCTAAGATTGGTATTGCATCAGGATACTTACAAGAAATGCAAGGAAGACTAGCTGTAGATACCGCTAAATATAACTGGTATACTCAGCAGTATCAAATGGTAGATGCACGATATAAAGAATTTATACAATCACTAAGAGGAACAAATGCCTAAGACAAGCTGGACAGAGCAAAGCATTGCTCCAAGTACAACTTGGACAGAACAAGCTTTATCTTCTATAGGCTCAGTTTGGGCTGAAGTTCTGGACAGTTTTTCTCTTTGGGCAAGTTTTATTATGGACTGGGCAGATGTTACTCAAAAATGGGAGGATGAATAATGGCAGCAATAGAATTTAGTGTAAGAGAAATATTAAGTAGAGTACGACAAGCAGTCCCAAAAGCTAGAGAAAACTATGTGATGAATCTAATCAATCAAGGATTGGTAGAGATGGGAAAGTATTCTATTAAAACAGAATATGGTAAAACAAATTTGGTAAATGAACAACTATGGTATGGATTAGATGATGATAGAGATATTACAATAAATAAAATATTTAGAGTAAGTATTTTAAATTCAGATAGTGAATATATACAAATACCTAGATTATTAAATCAAGAAATTAAAATAACAGATACGGAGTAAAAAATGGCAGCAGTAACCAGCACATATACCGACCCTTCCGATTCATTTGTATGGTGGGTTGAGGGAGATAAACTTGCTATAGCTACTACAGAAGACGATGGTGGTACTACAGAAACCGCTACGGGCAAATATAAAGCAGCAATCATTGGTTCTGGTTCAGACTATGTTACAAATGGATTGTTGATTTCTTATTATGCAGAACCAGACGAAGTAACAGCGGTAACTGGTTCAGGTAGTACAGTAGATTTAGACAATCAACTACAACCCCTATTAATAGATTTTGTAAAAGCACACTTATTATTTGATGCAGCAGCAAGAGAGAAAGACCCAAATCAATCTGCAATTAAAATGCAGTCTGGGCAAGTATTTTTAAACAACTTTAAGGAAGGACTAATAAGGTATGGCTCTAAAAAGAGTGACAAAACAGGCGGAACTAGAGCAATTCTACCATTTAGTTTTAAATAAATTATGGCTACACTTACAGGAACAAGAGTAAAAGACACTTATAAGGACCTATTACAGGTTTCTAATAGCAATTCTGGTATTGATAGCACTTTAAGGACTGTATCAGATGGCGAAGCTACTGATAGTATTTTAGAATTAAGTAGTGCTGCTGTTAATATCACAGGAGCTGGTACACTACAATATGGTGGAACAGCTATTACTTCTACAGCAGCCGAGTTAAATGTATTAGATGGAATTTCTGCAACCGTAACAGAATTAAATTATACAGATGGTGTAACATCAAACATTCAAACACAATTAGATGCAACACTAGATACAGCTGGTTCATTAATAGATTTAAGTTCAACTACTATTAATGTAGACTTGACCGAAGCAGGAGAAGCTGCTATCGCCAATGGAGACTATATATTATTTTTAGATGGTGGTGCAACAGGAACACACGCAAAAGAAGCATTAGCTGATGTTGCGACTTTATTTGCAGGAAACGGACTAACAGCTACAGACTCTGTAATAGAGTCAGATGTACACGCATTAACAGAAGCTATTCTTACAAGTGGAGATTATATTGCTTTCTCAGACGAAGACCAGTCAGGAGACCCTACTCGCCGTGAAAGCATAGATGATATAGCTACGTTATTTGCAGGGACTGGTTTAACAGCTTCAAGTGCTGTAATAGGAATTGATGCAGCACAAACAGTAATTACATCTCTTTTAGCTACAGATATTAAAATTGGTGAAGATGACCAAACAAAAATAGATTTTGAAACTGCAGATACAATTAACTTTTATGCTGGAAATGAAAAACAATTAATACTTACAGATGGAGCTTTAACACCAGGAGCTGATAATATACTTGATTTAGGTTCATCTGGAGTAGAATTTAAAAATGCTTACTTTGATGGGACAGTAACTTCTGATGCCTTTGCTGGTCCTTTAACAGGAGATGTTACTGGTAACGTTTCAGGTACAGCAGCAACTGTTACAACTGCAGCACAAACTAGCATTACAAGTTTAGGTACATTGACAGCTTTAACAGTTGATGATGTCGCTATAAACGGTAAGGTTATAACGATGACAGGTTCTAGTAGTGACACGGCTGTATTTACAGCAGGAACTAACGGAACTCTTAGTGTTGTTACAACTGATGCAGCAGCAGCAGCAGCAAACATTCAAATTACAGCAGACGGTACAGTAGATATTGATTCGGCAGGTGTCTTAACTTTAGATTCTGGTGCAGCAATCAATCTTGAACCTGCTTC